TCTCGAACTCATTGAGGACATTCTTTACAACCGGATTCAAGGAGATGTTTCCTCTTATTCAATTGCAGGAAGAAGTTTGTCAAAAATGTCTCCTGATGAACTGATTGAACTTCGTGATTTCTATGCAAGGCAAGTTTTGACAGAGAAAAGGAACGAAAGAATAAGACAGAAGAAAGGAACTGGTTCAAACATTCTTGCAGACTTCAGATCATGATTTGGCCTTTCAAAAAAAGAGTAGAAGAAAAAAAGAAGATCAATCCCATGGTCTACAAGAGAAGTTACGTTGGGGCAGAATCAGGAAGACTTTACAACTGGCAATCCTCTTCCGACAGAACCGCAGATGGAGAGATCCGAAATGCCCTGCCGATTTTAAGAAGACGTTCCCGTGAGTTGGTGCAGAATGAACCACTGGCAAAGAGGTATCTGTCTTTGCTGAACACCCAAGTCATCGGAAGGCAAGGGATCAAGCTTCAGATGAAAGCAAGAAATGATGATTCCTCACTTGATCTTCCTGCAAACTCGCTTGTTGAAAATCTTTGGAATCAATGGTCAAGGAAATCCAATCCAATGTATTCAGGATGCGATGTCTCTGGAAAGTTCACCTTCTTGGACATTCAGAGACAAGTTCTTGATGCCGTCATCAGAGACGGAGAAGCATTGATCTATGTTCATGAAGGAAGAAAAAACCCACATGGAATCCAACTGGAACTGATGACCGCAGACCGTCTTGATGTTGAAAAGAATGAAGTCTTGCAAAACAAGAACGTCATCAGAATGGGAATCGAGATGGAGCAACGGACCAGAAGACCCGTTGCATATTGGATCAATGTCAAAGAAAACCCGTTGTATGAATCTTATGCATTTTCTTCAGAAGTCGGAGGAGTTTACGAAAGAATTCCTGCGGAAAGAATCATTCATGTTTTCCACTCTGATCGGATGGAGCAATCCAGAGGAATTCCATGGATGGCTTCTTCAATGCCCCATTTAAAACTGCTTCAAACCTATCTTGAAAATGAAGTCGTTGCATCTTCACTTGCATCGGCAAAAGTGGCAACGGTGACCAACAACACCGGAGATGAATATGTGGGAAGTGGGGTTGAGGATTCTTACACCCCATTGACATCCATGGAAGCAGGGTCCATCGAGCAACTTCCTTCAGGTTGGGAGATGAATCCTCTGGAATTCAGCCATCCAACCTCGCAGTTTCCTTCGATGGTGGAAACAGTGATCCAACACATTGCATCTGGCTTGTCTGTTCCCTATTCGGATCTGTCTTCCGACATGACCGGAGCATCTTATTCCTCTTTAAGACAAGAACAACTTCAAGCAAGAGAATATTACAGAACCGTTCAAACGTGGTTCATTGATCAATTCATTGATCCGGTTTTTCAAAGATGGTTGGCAAGTGCATTGACCACACCAGACCAGAACGGACGGGCCATCCTTCCTCTTCCAATTGAGAAGTTTGACAAGTGGTCAGAAGGTGCATTTTTCTACCCAAGAGGATTTGAGGGAGTTGATCCATTGAAGGATGCCAATGCAAAACAAGTTGGATTAAAAAACGGTTTTGTTTCTTTGCAGGACATTGCATCCGACAGAGGGACCGACCTTGAAAGTCTTTTTGCACAGCATCAGCAAGCAAAAGCACTTGCTGAACAGTATGGAATTGAACTGGCCTTTGAACCTTATGGAACTCCACATCAATCCGTTGCACCAAACTCTGATCCGTTGTCTGCGGTCAGTACGGTTCAAGTCACCAATGAACAAGAATGAACATGGAAAAACGACACATTGAAAAGGTTCAAGAAACCGAAGATGAGATTTTGATCACCTTTAAGAAAGCAAGTCCCATGATGGAAGAAGAGGTTGCTTCTTACCATGACGATGACGAAGAAGACAAGACAAGGAATATTGAATACAGAGATTTTCAGATTGAGTCTCAAAACACTGAAACAAGAACGGTTGAAATGTCCGTTTCTTCGGAGGCTCCGGTTTTAAGAAATTGGGGTGGAGTAGAAGGAAATGAAATCCTTGATCACTCCACGGAATCTATAAACCTTGAAAGGTTTGAAAGTGGATCTGCACCGTTGTTGATGGATCATGATCCGTCAAGGCAAATTGGTGTGATTGACAGCATCAGGCTTGATTCAACTCAACGGAAGTTGAGAGCAACTGCACGGTTTGGAAATTCCGTGGAGGCAAAAGAAGCCTATGCCGATGTGATGGACCGAATCAGAACCAATGTTTCGATTGGGTATCACGTTAATAATTATGTTCAGGAAGTTCCTGAGAATCGGTCTGAAACACCGACTTTCAGGGTTACCGATTGGACTTTACTCGAAGTCAGTTCTGTCTCCATTCCTTCAGATTTTAAAGTCGGAATTGGGCGGAGTGAAAATCAAAAACCATCAGAATATAGGAAATCACCGATGGAAAATACTATTGAAGAAACCATGGAGAAGTCAGTGGTTGAAGACCCTGAACTCCGTGAACGATTACAAAAAGAAGCCTTAAAAGGTGACCGCAAACGTGCAAAAGAAATCTATGAGATTGCAGGACGGCATCAGATCCCGTCTGAGATTGTAGAAGATGCCATCTATGGCAATCCTTGTTCAGTCGCAGATTTCAGAGGAATTGTTCTGGATTATCGGGAGAAGCAAGGTTCTTCAAATGTTATGAATGCCTTGGAGAATACGGGTCTGGGAATGACTCCAAAAGAAGTTCAACGGTTCAGCATTGCAAACCTTCTTTGGGCAGAAGCAAACCCACATGACAGACGGGCGCAGGAAGAAGCATCCTTTGAAAGAGATGTCTGTGCAGAATATTCACGTTCCACAGACAGGACCGGAAAAGGAATGATGATTCCTGAAGATGTCATCATGTCCAAGAAGTTTTCTGCGGATGCCTTAAATCAACGTGATTGGAACACAACCAATGCAACGGGTGGATACTTAATACAGACCGATGTGATCAGTTTCATTGATCGTCTTCGGCATTATCTGTTTTTAACAGATGTCGGAGTTCAGGAACTTCGGGGTCTTCGGGGTCCGGTCAACATTCCAAGACTGACTGCATCCCAGACTGCACATTGGGTCACAGAGGGCAATGCTCCTTCGGAATCTCAAGGAACCTTGGATCAAGTCTCCCTTTCTCCTAAGACTGTGGGTGCTTATGCCCAAGTGACAAGAAGGTTGCTTGAAGAAGCAAAAGAGACTCCTGATGTTGAAGCATTAATCGTGGATGACATGGCCCGTCAAATCGCTGCGGCAATTCAGGACAAAGCAATGTCGGGTGATGGAGGAAGTGGAACACCCACTGGACTTTATAATTCCTCGATTGGATCAGTTTCTTTTGGAACTGCCAATGATCCCACATGGGCTGAAACGATTTCGGTCTGGGGCAATGTTGCAGGAAACCGTGCATTGAGTCTTCCAAGAGATCAGTTTGCATGGGCATTCTCTTCAACTCCTGCTTCTAACATGATGGCAAAGTCGAAAGACAGTGGATCAGGAACCTTCGTTCTTGACACCGGAATGGAAATCATGGGCTATCCAGTTTACATCTCCGAACTTTGTTCAGGTGTGACCTTCGGTGCATGGTCCCAAATGATTCTCGCTTATTGGTCGGGACTCGACATTTTAAGCGATCCCTACACCAACGGATCGGCAGGAACCGTGAATTTCTATGCCCTTCAGGACATTGATGTCGGAGTTCGTCTGCCCTCTGCTTTCTGTAAAGGAGCATAAATCAAAAGGACGGACAAGCCATGTGGAACACAGAAACTTTCCGTCCTTCTACATCAGAAAATGAAATGGATTTAACAATCAAAATCATCAGGCAAACGATTGTGAATAACGAAGTTGCCAAGGTCGGTTCTGTTCATACCGTGCCAAAGCACGTTGCTCACATGCATGTTACCGCAGAAAATGCGGAGTATTTGGAAAAAGAAAAAGCATCAAACCGTGCCATTGGTGCGGAAGGTTCTGATTCTCAACCAAAGAAACGAAAGAAAAAGTGACGGTTGAAACCGATGAAATGAGACTCCAATTTCTTAAAGATTTTGGAGTCACTGATGCCACCTTCACCGATGTCTCTTCAGGGTCATCTTCCACCATTACCGCACTTTTGAGAAATGAGTATGTGGAAGTGGAAGTGGAAGGAGAGGTTGGTGTGGAATCCTCTGCACCTTTCATTGCTTGTAGATCATCAGATGTTCCAAACATTCAGCAAGGAGACACCATTCAAGTCTCTGGAACCACTTACACCGTGGTGGAAGTGATGCCTGACAATGAAGGAATGCTTGATTTAAGAATGAGAGGTTGAGGTGGCAAATCATCTGAGAAGACAGATCAGAGAAGAGGTTGCAGTCAACCTTTTAACGGGTCTGTCCACAACCGGAAGCAACGTCTTTCAATCGCATGTTTATCCCTTAGAAAATGCGGATCTTCCTTGTTTGTGTGTTTACACCCAAGAAGAGGAAGTGGAGGTGGATGCAATGGGAAATCCAAGGATCTGTCAATCGACTTTGACTTTGATGGTTGATGGGTATGCCCAAAATGCATCAACCCTTGATGATGTATTGGATGACATCGGCAAAGAGGTTCAAGTTGCCATGGCATCCGATGTCGGGATCAACAATCTGGTTGTTGATTCTTATTTGTCCAATGTTGACATTTCTTATTCTGGTGAGGGCAATGTTCCAACCGGATTAATCCGTCACAATTATTCGGTCATCTACCGTTATGCGGAAAATGCACCGGATGTTGCCAAATAATGCTTATGAAAATGTATTTACAAGGGACTGACCCGATTGATGTTCATCCTGCAAAGGTTGAAGAGATGAAAAGAAAAGGTTGGTCTGAAAAGCCTATTGAGGTGAAGTCATCATCCAAAAAGAAAGGAGAATCAGATGGCAGTTCATAAAGGTTCAGAAGGCACGGTGAAAGTAGGTTCAAACACCGTTGCAGAAATCACAGGTTTCTCATTTGATGAAACCGCAGACACCATTGAAACAACCGCACTCTCAAACACTGCACGGTCTTATGTTTCAGACTATGTGACGTTTTCAGGAACGGTTGATTGTATGTGGGACGAAACCGACACATCAGGTCAAGGAGCAATGTCCGTGGGATCAACGGTCACGCTCAATTTGTATCCTGAAGGTGGAGCAAGTTCCGCAACGTATTACACCGGAAGTGCAGTCATCACATCGATTTCAAGGGCAAATGCCATGGGATCAGTTGTGACGGCAAGCTTTTCTTTCCAAGGAGCAAACGCACTAGCATCCGCAACGGTTTAATATGAGTGCAATCTTAGAGAGTGCAAAGAGTCATTTCAGCCAGAAATTAAGTGGAGGATTAAGTTCCTTGGAGGTTCCTGAATGGGAAGTTGACGGGAAACCATCAGTCATTTGGTTTAAGCCTTCGCTTAATTTTAGCCAACAAGAAAAGATTCTTGCGCTTTCCGACCAAGGAAAAAAGGCCGAAGCAATTGTCGAAGCCTTGATTCAACGTGCATTAGATGAAGACGGAAACCGAATTTTTAAATCGGTCCACCGGACAGAATTGATGAAGCACAGTGATCCTGAAGTGATCTCAAGAATAGTTGCAGAGATGTCAGGAAATGATG